ATACCGACATGCAAACCCTTGGCGTTGGGCGCTACCGAAATAAGGTAGAGTCAGCGCGAAAGCGTGGTTCGGAAATCGAGACTAACTATGGTCAAAGATTGATGCGTGGTGCGCTCCCTGATTTCACTAAGGGTATTGATGATTGGAAGCAAAAAGTGGCATTTTATGACCGCAAAGCTCGCTACCAAATAGATGCTCAAGAATTAGATGCAAAAGTCCTTGGATACATCAGTATTAAAGCAATATTAGACAGCATCACCAAGAATCGTCCATTAGCTCAAGTAGGTATATATCTAGGCGGGCGTGTGGAGGATGAACTAAGGTGCCGTTTTTTATTAGATAATAATGAATCTAAGGCAAAAGGTATTCTCTTAGGCGCCAAAAGGCGTAAAGGAGAAAAAGGAAAGATTAGACATGTTCGTGGGTCAATGGCTCACGAGGCTAAAAAAGGTCTGATGCCTGAATGGACTAAATGGTCTATTCGCGACAAGTTAAATATGGGCGTCAACATGGTAGAGATTCTTCGGTCTACTACAGGTATCATTGAGTATATTTATATCCTAAAAACTCGTGGTAAGAAGCCTGTGAGGTATGTTTCGGCAACGTCGGAACTAATTAAGTGGATTGAAGATTACAACGAAGACAGAGAGCTTTTAGAACCTTTTTGGCTTCCCACGGTTGAACTCCCAAAACCGTGGATTAACGTTTTCGAGGGTGGTTTCGATACTGAAGGGTATCACTTACCAAAGCTTCCTTTTATCAAAACAACTGACATGCCATTCCTCCGTAACATAAGCGGTGTGTTAGATGAACCGATGGAAGCCGTTAATTTAATCCAACAAACTCCGTGGAGGATTAATAACAAAGTATACGAAACTATGCGATGGGCGTGGGACAACAATTTATCTATAGGTGAACTCCCAAACCGAAAAGATGAACCGTTCCCGCCCATCCCCCTCGATTTCAAAACTGACCCAATCGTTAACAGAGATTGGAGGAGAGAGGCTGCTAAAATATATGAGCTTAACCTCTCTACCAAATCACGGAGAATGTTAGTTAGTAAAACATTATTCCTTGCAGATAAATTTAAAGATGAGCGTTTCTTTATGCCTCATCAATGTGATTTTAGAGGTAGAGTTTACTCTATTCCTTCGTTCTTGAGTATGCAGTCTGCTGACTATGCGAGAGGACTATTACACTTTGCTCGTTCATTAAAAATTAAAAACAAAGAAGATGCTAGATGGTTAGCTATTCATGGTGCCAATACATGGGGTAACGATAAAGTTACTTTAGATGAACGAGAGAAATGGGCTTACGAGTTTTCAAGCACCGCGCAAAAGATTGCTGACAATCCGACAATCTGTAGAGAATATGAACATGCGGATAAACCGTGGCAATTCTTGGCGTGGTGTTTTGAATGGGCTGAGTATACTCGTAAAGGTAAAATAGAAACTTACTTACCTGTAGCTATGGATGCTACAAACAACGGTTTACAAATACTATCATTATTAATGCGCGATGAAGTAGGCGCTAAGTCTACTAATGTTCGTCCTACTGAAGTTCCTGAAGATATTTATAGAGATGTCGCTGATGTAGTGAATGGTTATTTATTAGAAGATTCTAAAGAAGGTAACGAGATAGCAAAACTTTGGCACACGTTCGGTATCAACCGTACAGCCTTAAAAAGAGTTGTAATGGTTTATCCTTATGGAGGTACATTTTATAGTTGTCGTGCTTATATCGATGAATGGTATCAAGACACATTAAGAAAAGAACAACGTATAAATCCTTTTACAGAAGCAGAGAGATATAAAGTTACAGGATATTTAGCACAGTTAGCTTGGAAGGCTGTGCATGAAGTTTTAGATAAACCTACACAATGTATGAATTGGTTAAGAGCTTGTGCTGCGTTAGTAGCTAAACAAGGTTCAGCAGTTGAATGGTTATCTCCTACAAAATTTCCTATTAAACAATCGTATTTTGGTTTTTCTAATCAAGAAGTTAAAACAAGTATTGGCGGTAGCGCAACTTACGTAAGCTTTCGTAAAGAGAATGATAAAATATCCGTTAAGAAAAATAAGTCAGCCATCTCACCTAATTTTGTTCACGGTTGTGACGCTGCATTATTAACTAAGTCAGTTATATCCGCAAATCGTAATGCAGATATATGGGACTTCTCAATGATTCACGATTCATACGGAACGCATTCTCCAAAATGTGCGGAGTTATCAAAACTTCTAAGAAAAGAATGTTCTACTATGTTTGGTGTTGACTTATTAAAAGATTTCAAACATCAACTAGAGGCTAAACACCCTAACATTTTATTTCCACCTATTCCTGACTACGGATTGCTTGATGCATCCGATGTGGAAGAAAGTGAATATTTCTTCTCGTAATGAGAATACACAACAACAATAAACCCTAAGAAAGGAAAAAAGTAAATATGGCACAAACGCTAACAACAGGAATCGGAACTTCAATCTACCCAAAGTTGATTGTACCTGACACAAAGTTCAACGCCGACGGCTTATTCAGCTGTCGTATTACAGTTAGTGAGGACGACTTCAAAGCGTTCCAAGCTCAACTAGAACCAATCGTAGAGAAAGCGTACAAAGCTACTTGCACCGCACAGGGCAAGGAAGTAAAACGCGCAAACACACCTGTCAAAATTAATGACGACGGTGAGTTTGAAATCTATGCAAAACAAGCTGCAAAAATTAATGTTACACCTACCGCCGACAATCCTGACGGAGTCGTAGAGTTTAAGATTGCATTGTTTGATTCAAATGTAAAACCAATCACCAATGAGCCAAAGATTGGAAGTGGCACCAAGGTACGTATGAGTGTGACTCCGTATACTTGGTTCGTTCCTTCCCAAGGTTTTGGATACACGCTTCGTTTGAAAGCGGTACAAATCATTGAGATGGTTGAGTACGAAACAACAGGCTTCACCGCTACAGATGGCTACTCAGCCACAGGTGAAACCTTTGGAGAAGTATTAGAGCAAGATGAGGTATCACCATCGCAAGCCTCGCCGTTCTAAATATCGTTCTCGTTTTGAGGAGAGGTTGGCTTTGGCTCTTGAAAAAGCTGAAGTCAACTTCTCTTACGAGACGATGCGATTACCGTATACGGTTCAACGTGTCTACACGCCTGACTTTATTTTACCTAATGGAGTCATAGTGGAGGCTAAAGGATATTGGGAACCTAGCGACCGCACGAAACACATTGCGGTGAGAGAAGCTCACCCTGATGTTGATATTCGTTTTTGTTTTTTAAACGCTTACAACAAATTATCAAAGAAGTCTAAAACAACTTACGCCGATTGGTGTGATAAGAAAGGATTTCTTTGGTGTCATAAAATTATACCTAACGAATGGATTTCATAAAAACACATATGCCATGCGATGCTTGCGGGTCTTCGGACGCGTTATCATTAAACACCGACGGTTCAACAAAATGTTTTGCCTGTGGTGAGTTCAAACCTAACAGCACAATTACTACACCAATGCCTACGCCTATAAATAAACCTTCTAATTATATTACAGGGACTGTACTTCCCATACCGCAACGAAAGTTACACGAAGATATTTGCCAACGATACGACTACAAAGTTTCATCGGTAAATGGTAAACCTTGTCACGTCGCTTCTTACCGTGACACAGAGAAAAATATTGTAGGACAGAAGTTACGTTTTGAAGACAAAACTTTTTCTTGTATTGGTGAAGTTAAAAATTTCTATGGGCAACATTTATTTCCTAATGGTGGTAAGAAATTAACTATTACAGAAGGAGAGTTAGATTGTTTAACAGTAGCTCAAGTCTTAGGTGGTGGTAAAGCAATGTATCCTGTTGTCTCTTTACCTAACGGCGCGCAGAATGCTAAAACAATATTCCAACGCCATCTTAATTGGTTAGATACTTTTGAAGAAGTTATTTTAATGTTTGATGGAGATGAAGCGGGTAAGAAAGGTATGCAAGAGGCAGCACAGATTTTACCTTTTGGTAAATGTAAGATTGCTACACTCCCTCTAAAAGACCCAAGCGAAATGTTAGTTGCCAATCGTGCTAAAGAATTGGTGTCAGCTTTTTGGGATGCTCAAGTGTGGACACCTGATGGAATCATCGCAGGTACAGAAATCTACGACCGACTAACTAACCCTAAAGTATTTGAAAGTGTTCCTTATCCTTTCAGCGGTCTTAACGAAAAAACTAGAGGGTTACGTAAAGGAGAGATTGTAACTTTCTGTGCGGGTAGTGGCGTAGGTAAATCACAAATCTGTAAAGAGATTGCATATCATTTACTTAAAACAACCGACAAAAAGATTGGTTACATCGCCCTTGAAGAAAGTATAGAGCGCACAGCTAATTCAATTATTGGTTTAGAGATGAACAAACTCTTACATCTAGAACCTTTTCCTGTCGATGATGAATACAACACCGCTTACTCTAATACAGTAGGCTCAGGAAGATTCTTTCTCTATGACCATTGGGGTTCTTTAGAGTCTGACAATCTCATCGCTAAAATTCGTTATTTATGTAAAGCCTTAGAAGTTGAGTATGTTTTCTTAGACCATATATCAATCGTTGTTTCAGGAATGGAAGGCGGAGACGAACGGCGCATCATTGATAACTTAATGACCTCACTACGTTCCTTAGTTGAAGAAACAAAGATTGGGATGGTTTTAGTTAGTCATTTAAAAAGACCTGAAGGACGTGGACATGAAGAAGGACAAAGCACATCCTTAGCTCACCTACGTGGAAGCGCAAGTATTGCTCAACTCTCTGATGGAGTAGTTGGTTGTGAAAGAAACTTGCAAGATGAAGAAACATCTAACATAACAAAAATAAGAGTTCTTAAAAATCGTTTCTCAGGAGAGACAGGCATTGCTTGTGATTTAGGATTCAACCCATTTACAGGACGCATATCAGAAACTACACCACCCTTAACAATAAGTAACAATGAAACCCCATTCTAATATATGCAATATAACTCTAATTTTAAATACGACCTTGCCGTTGGTAAGGTTGCCGAAGAAGCTCTTGGTGACATTTTTGAAAACAAGAAAGTTGAAGTTAAGACGGACTTCAAAGCTAAGACTACGGGCAATTTATTTATCGAATTTAAATCTAGGGGAAAAGACAGCGGTATCAGTACAACTCAAGCGGATTATTGGTGCTTTAAAGTTGAAAATTTATTCTTGCTTATTGCAACAGAAGACCTCAGAGTTCTCATTGAGCCTCTCAAAGGCACAAATTCTGAACGAACAGGAGGCGACAAAAACACATCAGTCGGAGTTCTCCTTCCCTTAAATACATTAATTAATCACATACACACAAAAAAATAATTATGCCAAAACAATACATATTCGACATCGAAACAAACGGAGTTACCGATTGGAAGCAACTAAGCGACCTAAAGGAAGTTCACGTTTTATCCATCTATGATGTACTAGAAAACGAGATGCACTCATTCAACAGCCAAGTAGAAGGCTCTATTGAAAAAGGTGTAGCACTCCTAAAAACTGCTGATGAAATTATAGGACACAATGTTATAGGCTTTGATGTCCCTGCCTTATGTAAGTTATATAAGTTCAGTCATCCTAACATTACAGATACGGTTGTGATGTCGCGTTGTATTTATTCTGATTTACGTAACGACGATTTTAAACGTGAAGGTTTTGATAAAAAACTTATTGGTTCACACTCATTGAAAGCTTGGGGTACACGCCTTGGTGTATACAAAGGAGACTTTGGGGAAGATACTGATTGGTCTACGTGGTCACAAGAGATGGAAGATTATTGTGAGAAAGATGTTCGTGTAACGAATGCATTGTATATTTATTTAAAATCTAAAAATCCTAGCCAACAAATGTTGAAGCTCGAACACGACTTCGCTATTTATATGCGGAAGCAAGAGTACAATGGTTTCCCTTTTGATGTAAAGAAAGCTGAGAAGCTTAATCAAAAACTAATGGAACGTCGTGCTGAGTTAGAGCAAGAATTACAGGAAGTTTTTGAGCCTGCTGTAGAAACATTAAAGAGTCAATGGTGGGTTAACCAACAAGGCGATAAGTTTCCTACAAAGAAAGCTATGATTGAGTCAGGCTATACTCCTAAACAATGTTTCAAAGGTGATTATAAAACAAGAACCATACCTTTTAATCCCAACAGTCGAGACCAAATTGCTGACCGTTTAATGAAAGCAGGTTGGAAGCCTAAGGCTTACGATGGTAAACGCCCTGCTATTAACGAAGCTGTCTTAAAAGATATAGGCACCGAACAATCTGAAAAGTTGTTAGAGTATTTATTAGTTTCTAAAAGACTAGGAGCTATATCAGAAGGCGCACAAGCTTGGCTATCATCAGAGCGTAACGGACGTATCCACGGCTCTATAAATACATGTGGTACTGTGTCAGGACGCTGTTCCCACCAACGCCCTAACTTAGGACAAATTCCATCTACTAATGCCCCATACGGTGCTGAGTGTCGTGAGTTGTTTACCGCTAAAGAAGGACACGTCTTAGTAGGCGCTGATGCTTCAGGTTTAGAACTCCGATGCTTGGCACATTATCTTTCTCCGTGGGATAAAGGTAAATATGCAAAGATTGTTACAGAAGGAGACGTACACACAGCCAATCAAGAAGCAGCAGGATTACCTTCACGTGCCGATGCTAAACGATTTATCTACGCTTGGTTGTATGGCGCAGGCGACGCAAAGATTGGTTCTATTGTTAATGGTTCCGATAGAGATGGACGTAGACTCAAAGATAACTTTATGGCAAAGAACCCTGCGGTTAATTATTTAACAGATGGTGTACGCCGTAAGGTTAAACAATATGGTTTCTTAAAAGGATTGGACGGCAGGAAGTTACCTTGTCGTTCTCCGCACTCTGCTCTTAACTTACTTTTACAAAGTGCGGGTGCGGTGATTATGAAACAAGCTCTATGTGAGTTTGTTCAAAGCGCAACTAAAGAATATGAGATGCATGCCAACGTACACGATGAAGTGCAGTTTAGTTGTAAGAAAGAAGATGCTGATACTTTAGGACAGCAATTCGTAAACGCCATTAAGAAGGCAGGAGAAGTATTAGACTTCGGTTGTCCTTTAGATGGTGAATATTCAATAGGTCACAATTGGAAGGAGACACATTAATATGGATATGAATGACGATATGAACGTAGCTTTTTTAGAAGGGCTAAACGAACGCTTAGATAAGAAACATATCAAGCTAGGAGAAGTTAAGAAGAAATTTAAGGATGTTATCTATGAGCAACATATCTTAGAGGACGAAATAAAAGTAATTGAAAACACTATTAAAAAATATGCACAAGACAGCAATAATTGATGGAGATATGATGGCGTACCGCGCTGCCTTCGCTTCAGAAGTAGAAACTAAATGGACAGATGATTTATGGACTCTTCATTCTACAGAGTCCAATCTCATTAAAGAGACGAGTACGTTCATTAAAAATATAATTAACAAGACAAAGGTGGACGATGTTCACATTATCTTTTCACCTAGTGGAACCTTCAGACATAATCTATTCCCACTATATAAAGCTAACCGTAAAGGGAAACGTAAACCTATGGGCTTAAAGTTTGTTCGTGAATGGACAGCAAAGAATTATAAAACAAGTGTTGCAGAGAATATGGAAGCAGACGATTTGTGTGGTATTCTCTGTACCAAACATCCTCGAAAATATGTTGCTGTAAGTGGTGACAAGGATTTTAACACACTTCCTATAACTTGGTTTAATCATTTAAGAGATGAATTTATTAAAAATAATAAAGAGGACGCTCGTCGTTTCCATCTTATACAAACACTCGCAGGAGATACTGTAGATGGCTATGCAGGCTGTGCAGGTGTTGGCAATATAACAGCTAAGAAGTTCTTAGACAAAGAAGGCTACACTTGGGATTCAGTTATTAAATTGTATGAAAAGAAAGGACAGGGAGAAGCGGAAGCATTAGTGAATGCGCAACTAGCCTACATCTTACAAAAAGACGATTACGATTTTACAACTAAAACTATTAACCTTTGGACACCATATGACAAAACAAAAAACTGAACCAACACTTCCTGACTCAGGCGCCCGCTCTGAGTTTGACACAGGAGCAGTCCGTGACGCGATGAGCGGTAAAGGAATGCCTTCTCTTATTCCTATCGCAGCTTTACGAGCCGTCGCTAAAAGATTTGAAGACGGAGCTACAAAGTATGGGCGCGATAATTGGCAGAAGGGTATTCCTATGTCACGCTACATCGATAGTTTGTATCGTCATTTATGGCAGTTAATGGAAGACGATAAAGAAGAAGACCACGGTGGTGCCATAATATGGAATGCCATGTGCCTTATTCAGACCAAACAATGGATTGAAGAAGGTAGACTTCCTGAAGAATTAAACGACATAAAACCCCCAAGAAAGTAGGCTTATATGAATAATAACATGCAGACCCCATTCCCCGCAGTTAGCGAAGACCTTATAAAACAACTTGAAGAAGTCTTCCCAATGAAGGATTTTGGCTTTTCTGACAGTCAAAGATTCTTAGATTTTCATTTCGGACAACGCTCCGTCATCGCTTTTTTAAAAGCAAAACACGCAGAACAAACTAATAATATATTAAAAATGGAATAAAAAAATATGTGTATGTCATCCCCAAAAATGCCTGAGACACCAACTCCTGCAGCCCCTCCCCCTCCTACTAAGAAAGTGAAGAAGTTAGATGACCCAAATCGGAAGTCACGACAGTCTAATAAAACACGCGGAGTGAAAGCTTTAACAATACGTCGTCCATCTGTTAACACAGGTGTATCAGGCGGAACAGGAGTGAAATATTAATTATGCAAGGATTCGGTAAAATTATAGAAAACTTAGAAACTACAACACCTGTTGCATTTGAATGGAACAAAGGTGAAGGCGTCTTATTGGCTTCAGCAGCAAGCTTTAGTGGTCACACCCTTAAACTACAAAATAAAGTAGGTACACGTTGGGTTGATATTGCTGATGCTACATTAACAGCAGAAGGCGGATTTAAGTTTGTCTCATCCGCTGTAGAGTTGCGCGTTAGTCGTAGTGGCACAGGCGCAGGAATATACGTAACAGTACAGTCCATCTAAATGAATCAAGTAAGCTCCCAAGTCTCGCCACTTGTAGCAACACAAGTGCAGGCGCAAATTCCTACTGAGGGGTTTGTGTTTGATTTCTTAAATGATTCACGACTAAAGGCAGCTTATAGTGTGTATGATTTATTCGGCACAGGAACTGATATTGTCCAAACTCGACAAGGGTATTCTCAAGTATGGCGCAACTACACAGAGCTTAATACTGCAAGTAATTACTCCACAGGTACTATTAATATCGCAGGGATGGCTAATCAAGTCACTCAGAGTACAACTAATAATTTAACAAATACACAAGGTAGTAGTACAACGTATCTTCCACACTATGGTACTAAGATTTCCGACGGTTCGTTGTCAGTCACTAACTCAGTTAAATTTAATCAATCAGGACAATACTCAGGAGAAAACTTAGAAGTACAAAATCCTTTTTCAAAGATAGGGATGGATAATGGTTCTGACTTTACAATAGTTACATATTCTAAAGATGATGATGACACAGGAGAGAATCAAAGTAGTATAAACTATAGACCCACATGTGGCGGTTTCCATCTAACACAAAGTATGGGTGTTGGGACAAATGATGACTTCATTGGTACAACCCAAAATCAAATAAACGATAAATACCACGCTTCATCAATGACCACCACAAGTGAGTTAAGTGCTGATGCAATTAGTACAACAAATGCTAATAACACGACATTCCAAACTGTGGCAGGTACATTTAAAATTGATGCAGGCTCAAGTTCTACCCAAAAAATTACTTCTAAGCGTGAAATATATATTGATGGTGTCTTGGAAGATTCAAATTCACAAGCGATAACTCACCAAATGACTACAAGTCCTAATGGATTATATTTAACTTTTGGTGGTAGACGTGGTGGTTATGGTGGTAATGGACACTATTGGATAGGACAACACAAAGCTATGCTTGTATTTAACGGTGTTCTAACTGCAGAAGAAATTTTATCTATTCATCAACAACTACCAAATTTATTAACATAATGTCTTATTCAGAAAATTTCGATAACGACCCAAACCCTGACTTTAAATATCTACGTTTTGATACTTTAAACGAAGCACAGAATAGAGGGAGACAAGAGACGGGCGAACATTGGTACGATGCTCCTCTTTATTATATCAATGAAAAATTTTATTTAGACGTTACCTATATGACATTGACGCCTGAAGAAGAAGGCAACACGCTATCGGATATAACAATTTAAAATTATGCATAACACAGCAGAACAAATATATACAAAATGTGAAGGCGATAGAAATTCATATTTAGAAAGAGCAAGAACAGCCTCTAAACTTACACTACCTTACTTGATGCCTGATGAAGGTTTCGGAGCGTCTAGTAGACTAGAAACCCCTTTTGCGGGCGTAGGTGCGCGTGGAGTTAACAACCTTGCATCTAAATTACTATTAGCCCTGCTACCACCTAACGCCCCTTTCTTTAGACTGAACATTGACAAATTTGCTATTAAAGAAGAAGGAGCTGATGAAGCACTTATATCTGAGATAGAAAAATCACTACAACAAGTAGAAGAGACGGTTATGAGTGAAATATCTCAGCAGTCTTATCGTGTAGGTGTCCATGAGGCTTTGAAGCAACTTGTAGTAGCAGGTAATGCATTAATTTATATTCCCCAAGAAGGCGGAATGCGTGTTTTCCATTTAGACCGTTACGTTGTTAAACGCGACCCGATGGGAAATGTAATCAAATTAGCGACGAAAGAAGAAGTATCCTATGAAACATTATCAGAAGAAGTTAAAGAAGCATCTCTCGCTTCAGGCAAACCACCTAGCGCCACATGTAACTTGTTTACAGCGCTCGTGCGTGAAGGCAATAAGTGGCATATGTTTCAAGATATTAATGGTGTGCGAGTCCCTGAAACAGAAGGTACGTTCGACATTGATAAAGCTCCTTTCATTGCTCTCAGATTCTCTAAAATAGATGGCGAAGATTATGGAAGAGGATATGTAGAAGAATACTTAGGTGACTTACAGTCTCTTGAGTCGCTCACACAAGCTATTGTAGAAGGTTCTGCAATCGCTGCTAAAACTTTATTCTTAGTTAATCCTAACGGCACCACACGCGCCAAAGTATTAGCTGAGTCTCCTAACGGTGCTATCGTACAAGGTAACGCTGCTGATGTTACTGTACTACAAACACAAAAGGCTAACGACTTCAGAGTAGCACAAGAAACTATTAATGTTATTAAAGAGCGCTTAGGACAAGCGTTCCTTCTTACATCAGGTGTTGTACGTAACGCCGACCGTGTTACCGCAGAAGAGATTAGAATGTTATCACAAGAACTAGAGTCCGCTCTAGGAGGATTGTATTCGTTATTAAGTAATGAATTACAACTACCTCTCGTGAATAGACTTTTACAAGTCCTTAATAAGACTAAGAAATTACCAAAGCTTCCTAAAGATGTTGTTAATCCTGTTATCATTACAGGTGTAGAAGCATTAGGACGCGGTAATGATTTACAGAAGCTAGACTTGTTCTTAGCAGGAGCAGCCCAAATTGTTGGCGCTGAGACTGTAGCACAGTTTATTAATGTAAATGAATATTTCGCTCGTAGAGCAACTGCTCTTGGTATCAAGACAGATGGTCTAGTGAAAGATGCAGAAGCTATGCAAGCTGAACAAGAGCAAGCACAGCAAATGCAATTAATGCAGAAGGCAGCTCCCGCAGGAGTTAAAGCGCTTTCTGAACAAGTAATGCAACAAGAAACCACGCAAGGTGAACAGTAATTATGGCAGATTATCAAAAACAAGAAATTAACGAACCCACCGCTACAGAGAATATTTCTCTAGAGCAAGAAGCTGCAGCTATCGACGCTAAAGCTACTGAAGCAACTTCCGAAATAGCGGAAGAAAACACAGAAGTTTCATCAGACCGCCCTGAGTGGCTCCCTGAGAAATTTAACTCCGCCGAAGATATGGCGAAGGCTTACTCCGAACTAGAAGGTAAACAATCTAGTGGAGAAGAAGCAGACACTTCTGAAGAAGTAACAGAGTCATCAGAAACAGAAATTGCCCAAGCTAATACAATTAGTTTAGCGACGGAAGAATTTTCTAATGACGGACAATTATCTGAATCAACTTATGCAAGTCTTGAAGAAGTTGGATTAGGTAAAGATATGGTTGACCAATATATTGCAGGACAACAAGCAATAATGGAACAACAATCAAATTCAATTTACAATGAAATTGGAGGAAAGAGTGAGTATGAATCTATGTCCGAATGGGCAGGAGAAACTCTAACTGATGCAGACTTACAAGCTTACAACCAAACCGTAGAAAGCGGTACAGTTGACCAAGCGAAGTTTGCAGTTAAAGCCCTCTATGCGCAGTACAAAGGCACCGCAGCACCACAACCCCTACAAGGTTCTACTAATGGAAATGCTGTGGCACCTTACACATCCCGCGCTCAGGTAACTGAAGCGATGCGCTCAAAGCAGTATCAACAAGACCCTGCTTTCCGTAACCAAGTTCAACAACGATTATCAATCTCTAACCTCGATTAAAAAATTATGGAATCACTACTACCTATGCTAGGCGGAGCTGTGAGCGGATTTGTTTTTAAACTTATCGGTTCTATGGTGCAAGCCCAACAAGCTCAAGTCGCTCTCATGTTAAAGAAACAAGCAGCAGCAGATGCAAGTGCGGATAAAGCAGCGGAACGTGGTGGTGTTTGGGTTCGACGCGGGATTGTTGCTACTATTCTATTCGCGATTGTTATTGTTCCTTTCATTATGGCTTTTCAAGAAGCAGGAGTAACAATCCCTGTCGATAAAGGGTTTTGGATATTTGCGCGTACTGTGTATGAAACTCAACAAGGGTTTCTGTTACACGAGTCTGTAATCATGGCACTCTACGCAATCATTGGCTTTTACTTCGGTTCATCACAAGTTAAATAAATAATGAAAAGAAAAGGCGTATCTTTAACTAAAAAACATAAGTCCAAAAAAGGTGGGCTTACTGCAGCAGGAAGAAAACATTACAACTCTAAAACAGGAAGCAATCTAAAAGCTCCTGTTACAGAAAGTAATCCAAAAGGCAAACGCGCTGCAAGGCGTCGTTCTTTTTGTGCGCGGATGAAAGGCGCTAAAGGCGCTATGAAAGATAACAAAGGTAGACCAACACGTAAGGCGTTGGCTCTCCGTAGATGGAAGTGTAGATAATTATGAGCTTATATGAAAATATCAATAGACGTAAACGGCTAGGCATTAGTCGTTCTAAGAAAAATTCAACCGTTTCTAAGAAATCCTATAAAAATATGAAAAAAGGATTTCCTAAGAAAAAGAAGAAGTAACTCTCTTCAATTAATTTCGTTTAATTATACAAAGTAAAACAATGCCCATTGCGATGGATAACATTATTGGAAATGTGTGAAAGGACAAAAACATAACTAACAATAATTAACCCCCTATTAAAGGAGAAATAAAAAACTATGGCAAATGGAGCTGTAAATTCCGTATCTCGTTTAGGTCAAATCAATGCAACAGGAGCTGCTGACGCTTTATTCCTTAAAGTATTCAGCAATGAAATCCTTACTACATTTGAAGAAGCTAATGTTATGAAAGACCTTCATACCGTTCGCACTATTTCAAGTGGCAAGGAAGCTCAATTCCCTGTAATTGGTACAGCTGACGCGAAATACTTCACAGTTGGTGAAGACGTTCTTGAATCAAGTAACGGCTACGCACAACAAATCAAACACGGTGAACGTACAATCGGTATCGATGATATGTTAATCGCTTCAACCTTCATCGCAAATATCGATGAGTTGAAAAATCATTACGACGTACGTTCTGTATACTCTGCTGAACTTGGACGCGCACTAGCTAAACGTTTCGACCTTGCAACAATGAAAACTCTTGTTGCTGCTGCTGAAACTGCTGCTAATGGTGCATTCACAGGTGCTAAAGGCGGTATCACAGTTGACTTGTCTACCGAAAGTATCTCAGGCTCTACAAGTGCTGCTGACATCATCAAGATTATTGGTGTTGCTCAACAAAAGCTTGACGAGAATGATGTACCTATGGATGACCGTTTCGTTATCGTCGACCCAAGTCGCTACTATGAATTGGTAACTACAGACAATATCGCGATTAATCAAGATACTGCTGCAGGTAACGGTTCAGTTGCTACAGGTAAGATTGCGGAACTCGCAGGTATGACAATCGTCAAATCTAATCACATCTCTAGTATCGCAGGACAAGACTTGTCAGGTACTTCAGGTGTAGGTTCTGATAACCACTCAGGTATCGCTAATAACGTACATGGTGGAACTTCAGGTTACGATAAGGACTTCTCATTGAACCTTCCAATCTTGGGTGGTCAAAAGTCTGCTATCGGTACTGTTAAATTACTCGACCTAGCTACTGAGTCTGAGTACATCATGACTAAACAGGGTACAGCTTTCTTAGCTAAGTACGCTGTTGGACACGGTGTTCTTCGCCCTGAAGCTGCGTTCACAGTTAAGGCTTAACCTTTAACTCTAAGCCCTCCTTGGTTTATTCCTTGGAGGGCTTTTTTTTATTTATTTTTCAATTACAATTTATATGGCTACTCTTACTACACAACTCGAAGCAGTTAACTCCATGTTAGCGCACATTGGTGAAAGCCCTGTGTCTACCATTAGCGATGCCGTAGCACTACCTGTGTCTGCATCTACAGCCCTCGCAACTTTAAATGAAGTGTCCAAAGAAGTACAAGGAGAAGAATGGCACTTTAATTCAATTCCTAAATTAACTTTATCCCCTAACAACGAAGGACGTATTGGTGTTCCTGCTAATGCAATATTGTTAGATGCTATAGACCCAAGCATCGATGTTACAATGCGTGGTTCTTCTTTATTCGACAGAGAAAACAATACAAATATTTTCTCAAAAGACATCGACGTAAAAGTAACAGTCTTACTCGATTGGGATGAGCTATATGAACAAGCACGTCGTTATATAACTTTACGTGCATCTAGAATTTTCCAAGCACGATTAGTTGGTAGTAAAGAACTTGAATCATTAATTGCTCGTGATGAATACCAAGCTCGTGCGCGTCTTGAAGATGCTGACAGCTCGCATTCCGCAAGAACAATGTTTGACAACTATGACGTTGCAGTAAGAATCGGAATTAACAGAAATTACAAACTCACCTAATGCCTTTAATTAATACATCTTTATCCAATCTTATACAGGGTGTTTCACAACAACCTGACGCTGTTCGTTACGACGGACAATGTGATGCACAGGAAAACGCACTTAGTAGTGTTGTAGATGGATTACAAAAAAGACCCGCAACACAATTTATTGGAACAAGTAGTTTGTTAGATTCTGAAACTTCAGCAAATACTTTTTTTCATTTATATAAACGTTCAAATACTGAAAAATATAGCATCATCCAAGATGGGAATACATTATCTATCCATAATGCTGACAGCGGTCAGCTTTGTACTGTTACTGAGCCTTCTAGTAGTGATTTTACCATAACAAATAATAAAATATCTACGGCAGGAACGTACCTAGCAACAAACACCGCTCAAGCTAATCTTAAAGCGCTCACCATTGGTGACACGACATTCCTGCTGAATAATGCACAGGAGACAGATTTTAGTACAGCCACAACAAGTACAGAGCTGTCTAACGATACTTTAATCTTTATTAAACAAGGAGATTTTAGTAAAAAATATGGAGTAACCTTTGATGGGACTGAGTTATTTATTCGTTCACGTCCTGCAATTCCTGCTGAAAATCCTAACTCGTTGCCAACTGAAAATCAAAATACAAATACTAAAGCGTACTTTACGGACTCTAATTATATTTTAGACGCTTTGAAACAAAGACTAAATGGTAACACAGCTTACACAGATAAATTTGAAAATTCAGTCTTACACTCAAACCTTATAGTATGTGAAAGAAAAACAGCATTTGCTGCTACAGATTATAGCGCCGTCGGGATTGATGGTTTAGCAGGCGAAGGTATTGGTGTTGTTCACAAAGAAGTTTCAGCAATTACTGATTTACCACCAACGGCACCACATAATTTTAAGGTGAAGGTAATAGGCGACACCGAACTTAACCAAGATGACTATTATGTTAAATTTATGGTTGGTGACGGAAGTCCAAACGATGGAGATGTGGGTGAAGGCTCTTGGGTAGAGACATCAGGTGGAGGTATAAAGACAGATATAGACGCTTCTAAAATGCCTCGTGTACTTGTTAGTACAGCCCTAAATACATTTGAAATCCGTAGAATGTCTCTAAACAACCTTCAAGCGGGTGATTTACAAAGTAATCCTTATCCTTCGTTTGTTGGAAATACGATTACTAATTTATTTCAATATAAAAATAGACTTGGTTTCTTGTCTTTAGATGCAGTTATTTTATCTGAAGCAGGTTTTGGCGGATACGATTCTACTACCAATACTCAGTCATATAACTTTTTCAGAACATCGGTAACAGACTTATTAGATTCAGACCCTATTGATGTTAATGTAGCATCTAACAATGTTACTAATCTAAGAAGCGCACAGCCTTTCCAAGAAAATTTAATTTTATTCTCAGACAACGCACAGTTCGTCTTGAAGGGTGGTGATTTACTTACACCTAAATCTATTTCTGTTACAGCCGTAACAAACTTTGATGCCTCTAATACTGTAGACCCTATTCCTTTAGGTTCATATTTATATTTCCCTTTCCAACGTGGTAGCTTTAGTGGTTTACGAGAGTTTACTGTAAATGCTTCATCTGATGTTTATGACTCTAATGAAGTTACAGGACACGTCCCTCAATATATTCCAAGCGGTTTACTATCATTGACAGGCTCCAACTCAGAAGAGCTTATTGCTGCTTCAGGAGCTGCAGGAACTTCGTCTACAAATATATTTATTTATAAATACTTTTTCAACAACGCACAAAAAGGACTTAGCTCTTGGAGTAAGTTTATCGTAAGCGGTGCTGTACGTGGTATTCAATTTCTTGAGTCTGATTTATTTATCTTACAATCTAAGAATAACGTAACTAATTTATTAAAAATACCTCTTGAGTCAGGAGGGGTTGATGCCAATGGGTATAATACTCATTTGGATATGCGTGTAAATACGACTGTATCCTCAGGTGCAAGTACAATTACTTTACCATACTCTATTGAAAATACAGACACCGTACAAGTTTACACACACGATGGTTTAAAATTAGACTCAACAACAAACGGTGCCACAGTAACCCTTGTTGAACCTGTTGCAGCGGACACTCCTGTATATGTGGGAGTCACGTATTTAATGAAATATGTTTTCTCAAAACAATTATTCAAAGCTCCTTCAGGACAAAGTAAATCCCCATCAAACGCTAGTAAACTTTTGATAAGAAACGGAAGTGTGTTCTTTAATGCAACATCTTCGTTTACTGTTAAAGTTAAACCTGACTCTCGAGAAGAGTACATCAATGAGTTCTCTCCTATTGTTATTGGCGCTCAATTCCCTGATGACTTTAAATTAACCGATGGAGCCTTTAGATTTCCTGTAATGACAAAAGCTGACTCAGTCACGATTACATTAGAAAATAACTCAGCGTTACCTAGTAATATACAAAGTGCTGAGTTTGAATCATTTGTTCATTCAAGGTCTAATAGGTATGGTTAATTTATTAAAAAAGAAATATAGCTCAGGTGTAACCGTTGTTCCCGCCTTAGAGGAACACATATCACACATTGCGTCTAATCTAAGAGAAGCAGATAGCATTGAAGTTGCTTTAATGAGTAACCAACCATACGAGTCCATGAGTATGGCGATAGAGTTTGATACACAAACATTTACCTTATTAAGCAAAGACAAAACACCTTGTGCGATGTTCGGTTCGGGTGATTGGAGACAAGATGAGGGATATATATGGATGTTAGCGACCGATGAAGTCATGGACTATTGGCGTGATTTCCTTAGGTTTTCTCGTCCTTGGATAAATAAACTAACAACCCATTACCCTAAATATTCTAATTTAGTACACAAAGAAAACCACGTGTCTTTACGTTGGTTATTATGGTGTGGAGCTAGGCTTGAACGAGAAGTCGAAATCGAAGGAGAGACTTTTTATTATTTTTCAATTTATAACTTTAATTAATTATGTGTGAACCAATTACAACAATGGCGATAGCGTCAAAGATTTCCCTTGGTATTTCTGCAGCACAAACTGTTATGTCTTTAACAGCGCAGAGACAACAAGCGAAGGCACAGCAAGCAAGTCAAAAAGCAGCATCTATTAGAGAGAATCAACGGTATCAACGTGAAGCATCTGCAGCGCGTCTTAAAGAGGCTCAGGAAGACTTAGTATTAGCTAATGAGATACAAGAAGGAGCTAAGAAATCAAAAGCTGCCCTAGCGACTGCTATGGTATCTGCAGGTGAATCAGGAGTGTCAGGACTTAGTGTCGATGCATTAATGAATGATTACACTCGACAAGAAGCTGATTACCGTTTCTCAATGACAGAACAAAATCGTTTACAAGGTATCAACAATCAACTTCAGTTTGATGAGATGTTATATCGTAATGAAAATAATTTAATTAAAATTAATCAACCAATTAAACAACCTGACTATTTAGGTTCTATGGTTAACCTTGCAGGTTCGGGTATGCAAATTTACGGTAACGATAGAAAAAATGTACTTACCGAACTTAAAATCAAAGAATACAAATCTGACTAATGGCTAAAAAACAAACTTTAAAAAGTATCCTTGGTGGTAGCGACGGAAGAGTACAAGCTTCTCTAGACTTAGGTAAAAAATCTTTACGTCCAACTATTTCCGCAGGAGGACAATCAGTTACCGCAGTACAGAAAGTACAAAGTGCAGGACAAACACAATTAGGAATGCTTGCCGCTTCTTTAGGTAAACTCAATCCTTCTATACAAGCAGCAAAGGAAGGCTATTACGCCGACGCAGAAATAGACAAAATAGAGTTTAGAGAAACCTTTCAAGGAATGACTGACGAAGAAAGGGCGCAACTTGTTAATCAACAAGAGAAAGAATTAGAAGCTACGGAAAAGTCAATTAACTCAACACTTCGTGGGGAGTTTGGTTTAAATCCTTTAGCAGCTATATACGCTGAAAAACTTGTTGGTGGTTCAAAATCAGATGAGTTTGTATCTTATGTTGCTGATGCAGTTGAGAAAGAGAAGAAAAGAATTGAAACATTAGATATTTCAGAGCGCCCTAGTAGAGACGAGCTTACACAATGGACTCAAAATCTTACAAATAGTTATAATCAAACAGCAGGTCAAGACGGTGGACAATTATTTAAAGAGGGTTCATTACGCTACAGAGGATTATTAGCTGCTACTGAAAAATATCGCTCTGCGCTAAGTGCTAAACTTCCTAAAGAAATGGAAGACCACTTCAAAAACGCTGTCTATACACCTAGCATCGCAAACAATTTACGAAACACTTGGGCTAACCCTGAGCTATCGATGGAAGATAAGAAAATAGCAACAAACACTTTTCTTAAATATTTAGACCCTCTCGATAAAGCGGACACGGCAAAGGTATTTGATAATTTAATAGAAGGTTTTGCTGTAGAAGATTCTGATATGGCAAGAAGTGTTCTTACTGCTGTAGCTCTTGATGCTAAACTTGGTAACGAACCTTTAATACAAACTAAATTATATAATGATTTACTTGAAAAAATAGATACCAAAGATACTGCTTACCGTCGTAAACTAGACACTCAAGAAACAAAACAAATAAAAGAACATAAAGTTAAGTTTCATAATCAAATTGGAAATTTTATACGTGGCGAGTTTGATGAGAACGGTAAACAAGTAGAAGGCACAGGCGGTATCGATTATGCTGTTAATAAGATAGAAGAATTACGTGAAGTCATACAAAATGAAGAAACACTTTCTGATTACGTTAAAGCAGCATTAGATGAACATTTAGAAGCAGAACAAGACCAAGTTTATACAAGAGCGTCTAGTGATATTGCAGAGGTTAAAGAATTTGTAACCACATCTCAAGCATCTGACACAGCGAACACAGGGGAGAAAACGGTATCTGAAGAAATTGTTGTTGATATTATTAGTGAACTACAAACAATGTTTCCTGAGGGTAATATAAGTCAGTCAAACAATCCTTTATTTACACCAAACCCATTAAATAACTACTTACTCGAAGCGGACTACAGTAGTGATGCAAATAGAATTATTGGTGATGAACGTACAGAATATGTTCAAGCAAAACAAAGGCTTTACGAAAAGGTAATAACAATGAACTTCGATACACGTGAAGAACGTGCTGATTGGATTATTGAACAAGTAAGCGCTAAAGGTGGTATTGCTGATAAATTTAAAAGTCGTGTTAAGAAAAGACTCATGGCACTTGCTGTAGACGAACAAAACATACTCAACGAAAAAGCGCGAGTAGATAAAGAAGTACAGGAGAGTGTGGATGCGAAGAAAGTAGAACTACAAGAAATTGCAGATAATAAATTAAATTTTGTTAGTACGGGAGGAAAAGGTAATTTGAAGAAGAAAAGTTACAACGTACAAACTATTAATCCTTTCAAAACACGCTCTGAAAAAGCATCTGATTTAACTACTCGTTTTCTTAACACAGGAGCATACTTAAATACATTAACAGACGTTCCTAAGGAAAAATCTGAGGCGCTTAAAAACGCATACCAAGAAATTTTTCAGTACGCTACTGATGAACTTGATGCTGCAGAAAAAGATGCACTACAGCTTGTAGGCACACGTGTAGGTACAAGTAAAGTTAGGATTACTGCTCAAGGATATAAAGAGAGTGTTACAGAATATCAAAACATTAAATCTTTTGTTGGTTATTCCTCTCAAGAAGCTGTTGAAATAATAGAGTCAGGTAATGTCGAAGGAAGTGAATTAGCATACTCTTCTAGTGGTGTTGCTTATGACAAAGATTATTTCCAAAACAGTTATGAAAAAATTAACTTTCCAAATTTAGGAGAGAACCCTGAAGCCGATACTAAGTTAGCTTCTTTGTTAGGAATTACGGTTGACGAGTTGAAGGCTTCTCAACAAACTTACGAAACAAAATACTTTATTAAATAATTATGGCTATAGAAGAAATCGCAAAAGGACTTACCACTACAGGACGTAGTGTGCAGCCTCTTCAAGAAGAAGAGAAAAAGAAAAATGTAGTTACAGATGTTCTCGCTGCACCATTTCGTGGTGTTGAAGGAGCAGTTCAAGGTATATACAAACTAGCTGATTGGGCAACAGGTGATGAACTATTACCTGATTACAATAAAAGATACTTAGGACGCTCTAATACTATAGCGGGCGGTCTAGTTGAAGGTGTTGCTCAATTTTTGACAGGGTTCGTTCCTGTGGCAGGACAGTTAGGACGTGTAGGTAATTTTGCAAAACTCTCATCTAAGGTAGGAACCAAGACTGCACTTAAACTAGCGCGAAAGTCAAAAGATTTATCTCCTAAAGAACTGCGTACATTGAAAGCAGTTAAAAAACTAAAGAAATCTAAAACAGAAGCTTTCACTACAAACGTAGCTGCAGGAGCCTCTGCTGATTTCTTAGTGTTCGATGCACAAGAAGAACGTCTTTCTAATTTAATTAATTTAAATCCTGCACTTAGAAATCCTGTTACAGAATATTTAGCAGCGGACGGTGAGGATACAGAATTAGAAGGTAGATTCAAAAATGTTATTGAAGGTCTGTTCTTAGAAGCAGGTATGAGTGGTGTTGTTGTTCCATTCTTTAAAAGTCTTAAAATGATTAAGACACGTAATAACGCTCTTAAAGAAGGTAAGTCAAAAGAAGAAGCAACCGAAGACGCTCTTGGTAAGTCTGATTTAACAGAAGATGAAATCAACGGCGCACGTGGTGAAGCTGATGCTAAACACGATGCGGATGATGCTAAACTTGATGACACAGGGGACGACTACTTACCTGAGCAACAAGAATTTGATTTCTCTGATATGAATTACAGAGAATTAAAAGAAGAAGCTAATCGTCAAGGTCTTGATACTACAGGTACTAAAGCTGAAATCAAAACACGCTTAGAAGAAAAGATGTTAACCATCAATACTAATCGAGGGTTTGACACAAAGTTTGATGATTTAAATATTAAACAATTAAAAGAAGAAGCTAATCGCCAAGGACTAGACACTAAAGGCACCAAGGCTGACTTAATTAAAAGACTTAAAGACAAAGCTAATAAAGTATTAGATATGTCAGAAGAAGATGCAGTTAAAACAGGTGCGCGTTCTAGTGGTGGTGTTAAAAATCCTTTAGAAGAAACTACATTTAAGTCAGAAGACGAACCCGACTACGACCCTGCTAATGCTCAGAAAACGCAGAGAGGTAACACAATCCCTACCTATGAAAAGATAGGGTCATTATTAGGAGAAGGAAAGCGCTTAGACATTGGTGCGGGATTAGGACAAGGTGCTGCAAAAATCGGTGCTGATACTTATGAACCATTTCCTAAGGGTGATTTTAAACCTGACTATACTAAAGCATCCGACATTCCATCAGACAGTTATGAAAATATTACGAGTTTGAATACTCTTAATGTTGTTCCGCCTGATGTTCGTAAAGGTATTGTTACTGATATTGGTCGTGTCTTAAAGCAAGGTGGCACCGCCATCATCCAAACAAGAGATGTTAATCAAATTAAAGGTATTAAAAACTTTAAAGAAGGAGCAGAGCAAGGCTCTAAGATTACAAACGACGGTACATATCAAAAAGGATTTACTAAACAAGAACTCAAAGAATACGTTCAGGAAACACTTGGCGATGGATATGAAGTAACTATTGTACCATCGAAGGCTAAAGTGAATGGTTCTGCTGTTCAAGTTAAGAAGATTAAATCAACAGCCGACGAAGGTGGCGCAGGTGGTAAGCCTCCTGAAGAAGGAAGCTCCTCAGGTGGCGCGGGCGATGGTGAAGTTTCAAAACCTATCGCATCTATTTTCAATGATTTAAAAACAGGTGGTAAACAAGCTATTCTGTCTGCTGCTCGAATGACACGTAACTCATTTGAGACAGCTAAACTTGTAAGAGCTATGTCCTTGTTACGTCTTAAAAGATTACAAGACGAAGGTAGGGTTCCTAAAACAACAGCAAAAGAGTTAATCAAACAAAGTAAAGAGTATGCAGATATAATGGGAGGCGATGTTAATTCATGGTCTGCTCGTATATCTGAGATGGCTAAAAACGGAGATGATTTAACTAAAGTCTTAGAAGAACAAAGAGCTATTCGTGAGTTACAAGAAGTTATCGGCGCTGATATAGCAGAGAAAGCTAAAGCTGTTAATGACGCAATTGAAAATAATGTTGGGAATGTAGATGCACTACGAACTGATTTGTTATCATCGTTAGACCAATTTTCAGAAGTACAACGTATTTGGAGTCTCTACGGAAGAAACTCTTCTCTTGCCTTACTGCAGAGAAAGTTCATGTATAAGAAAGGACACTACAAACGTAAGTTTGGGTTCAGTACAAAGAATACGAATGCTGCTTCACAACAAGCTTACCGTAATCAAGCACGTGGAAGTATGAGTGAGAAGAAGATGTTTAAGATGCTTGCTCTAGCTACCAATGCTGATGACATTAAAAATGGTATATCTGATGAAAGCCTTGTTAGATTAAACAAATTAAGTAAAGGCGCTCGCGGGCGCTTGATGTTTGATATGACACGTGAGTATTGGATTAACTCATTACTTTCCGCCCCTACCACTCAGTTAGTTAATATCATGGGTAACATGATTACATACGCGATGCGAAGCGCAGAGACGGCTGTGGGCGCTGCTTTAACAGGAAACTCTGAACTATTCAAAGCTCAGATTAGCTTAGGATACCACATGGAAAGTGTGGCAGAAGCTTGGGGTTTGATGTGTCGTGCTATTAAAAATGATGAAGCAATTACCGTAGCTAATCACCGCGCATTCGATGATACATCGTTTGAACTAGGTGCCATTAGTGGTGAAAGCGCTCGTAAAATATCAGGTGACCGTATAAAGGACGATGGTATTCTCTACGGTGCAATGGATTGGATGGGTAAGACAGCACGTCTTCCATCTAGGTTCCTATTAGGTGGTGATGAATTTTTCAAAGCATTAAGTTATCGTCAATACATTCGTACTGAATTAGCTACAACAGCAATGAGACAAGGAATTAAAGACCCTAAGAAGATTGCTGCGTTTGTTGAGAAAGGTCTAGATTCACATCTAACATCTACAGGACGTGCCTTCTCAGAAGAAAATATACTAAGAGATGCTAATCAATTTGCGGATGAGAAAAACTTAGCGTTTCAAGAGCGTGAAGATTTTATCGAAGATTATATGCAAAGAAACTACACTTCTGATGAACAAATCAAAGTTGACCAAAATGGTGTTGCATATAAAGTAGGCACAGGTGAAGAACGACAATCACTAGGTGACCGTGGAGCGCAGTATGCTAAAGTAAATTCACATACACAAGACTCTGACATTGCTTCTCTACGAACTATTTCTAAGCTTATCGCTGATAACCCTTGGATGTCATTCGTTGTTCCGTTCGTAAGAACTCCAACTAATATCCTTACTTTTGGTGTATCGCGTACAGGGTTTGGTTTGTTACATAAAGATTCATTCGATGCATTAAAAATGTTCAAGAAAGAATATCGTGACTCATTAAATCAAGCTGATGCAAGAACGAAAGCAGAGATGGTTGGACGTTTAGCTACAGCAGTTTCAACTGTTTCCGCTTTACTTTGGTACGTACAAACTAACCAAAACTTTATCACAGGTTACGGAGCAAAACGTAAAGAACAAAGAGATGCTGAGAAACTAGGTGGTTTCCAAGAGTATTCCCTCCGTATTCCTAGAGAAGGTAAACCTGATTTGAATATCAGTTATCAACGATTAGACCCTATGGCTACTATGCTTGGTATCATGGCGGACATTGTTGAATATAAGAAATACGATGAGTCAGGGACAGATAAAATGACTTCCTTAATCTTTTCTAACTTAGCAGCTACTGTTGTTAATAACATTACTAATAAATCATATGTTCAAGGTTTGGATAATTTGTTTAATGTTCTGCGTGACCCTACCAAAAATGGTGAAAGATTCATTGGTAATATCGCAGGCGGGTTCGTACCGAACGTCTTCAATCAAGCTCAGAACTACCAAGAAGACCGTATGTTACGTGAGACAAGAGGAATGTTGGATTATATGATAAAGAGGACTCCGATGGCAGATAAACTTAGCCCTCGTCGTAATCTCTTAGGTGAAATTGAGACTGTACCACAAAGTGGTCTAGCAGGTGTATTCAACCCAATCTACACCAAAGAGATACCTGATAACATCGTAGAACAAGAAATAGGTTCTATGGGTGTAGGCTTCTCTAAACCTACAGAACTCTTAGGTGGTAATAAGAACCTCGATATGCGTGACTTCAATAATGAAGAGGGCGGACAAACAGCATACGATAGGTATGCAGAACTAGCGGGTACAGTTAAAATTAATAACATGACACTACGTCAAGCTTTAGAAAAGCTGATGAATAGTAGTTATTACCAAGGCTTACCAAGTGCTGCTCAAGCAGATGAGCTAGGAGAAAAAAGTCCTCGTATTAAAGAAATACAAAAGTATCTCAGCTCCTTTAGGGAAGTAGCCCGCAACGAAATGCTAGGTGAGTATCCTGAACTTCAACAAGCCTACTACGCGGCTCACCAACAGAAACTAAACTTAAAAAATTAATTTATCATGGCTAATACATATACAGACATAACAGCTACAGCTAATCAAACATTGTTTAGTTTTAGCTTTCCAATCCTTCTTGCTTCGCATGTAATTGTAGAAATCAACGGCGTAGCTAAAACATATAATACAGATTACACCGTCGATAAAAGCGCAGGTACTGTTCTTTTGAAACTAGGTAATGTAGTAGGGGCAGGAGCTACCGTAGGAGATGTCGTTCGTGTTAGACGTGTTTCTGATAAATCTACTGACTTAGTAGACTTTGCCGATGGTTCTCGTTTATCCGCTTCTCGATTAGACTTAGCGTATCAACACAATAGATACCTAAACGAAGAGTCAGCGGAGATTTCTGACGGTGCGATTGGAGAAGTTACTTCAGGAGGCATAACATTCCTAGAGGCTTCACAACGTGAAATTAGAAATTTACCTACACCTTTAGTTAATAGTAGTGCAGCTAATAAATCATATGTAGACCAACAAGTTAACTTACAATCCACGAATTTAACATCGTTTGCTCAAGATGACTTTACAGGTAATGGCTCTGCTACTGTATTTAATTTATCAAATATAAATGTACCTATTACAGACTCTAAAGCATTTTTAGTAAACTTAGATGGGATAACACAAAGCCCTGCTAATTATACGATAGCGCTAGGCACCCCTAATACAATAACATTTTCTTCAGCGCCTGCGAATGGCGTTGTAATTAATGTCGTTACTTTAGCAGGTGCATCTACACTTAATTTTCCTGCTCAATACAGCGGTAATGATGTAACTTTCAATAACCAAGTGTCTGCTACAACTTTCGTTGGTAATCTCACAGGCAATGCGACGTCAGCAACGACAGCTACGTCAGCGACGACAGCGGGAACTGCGACGACAGCAGGAACGACCACAGGTAATGCACAGACAGCCTCTGCGTTAGAAACGTCTAGAACAATTGCTCTAACAGGGGCGGTTACAGGGTCAACTAGCTTCGATGGGAGTGGTGACGTAAGTATTGCAACGACTGATGTTCTTAGTCCTACAAGAGATTATAATTCAACAAGTCTTGCTACAGCTAGTGGTACAATCGTAGAAAATACTACAGGAAGACCTGTGTCTGTATTCTGTACCCTTTATTCAAATAACGATTTAAATGAATTTAGTTTATCAATATCTAACGATAATTTTAGCTCTCAGATTGTAATCAGTAGAAATATGATTATATCTGACGGCAGTAATGACTCACAAGCAACTGTAAATGGTATTGTTCCTGCAGGTTATAAATGGAAAATAACTCACACAAGTTCTTCCGAAAGTAATATGGTTCACGGATATTTCACTCTTTAATAAAAATTTTAACCCCACAATGATATATGAGTTTAACAAAAACCAACACACGTATGCTAGAGGGCAGCTTGCCTACTAGTCAAATCACAGGTGAACTGCCTGTTGGTCAAGTCCCCACAATCCCTAACAGTAAACTTGAGAATAGTTCGATTACACTCAACGGTAGTGCAGTCGCCTTAGGTGGAAGTGCTACGGTAGGCGGTGGTGGAAAGATTGGTCAAGTAATTCAAACAGTTAAGACCGATACCTTTTCAACAAGTAATGGTGCAAATTCACCCGCAACTATAACAGGATTATCCGCGTCAATTACTCCTACATCATCATCTTCAAAAATTTTAGTCTTTGTAAATATTGGTTTTGTAAGTCAAAGCGGGTCAAATCATGGTGCTTTATTCTTACAAAGAGGTGGTTCTAGTATTCATATAGGAGATGCCGCAGGGCTTAGAGCTAGAGCGACTTCAGGTATTGGTGACCATTATAATGATTGGTGTGGTTCATCAGTAAGTATGATGTATCTAGACAGCCCGTCAACCACAGCAAATACTTCGTACAGCGTCGCAGTAGGAGGCAACGGTTCTGCAACTATGTATATTAATAGGTCTCACAGAGACAATAACGGTTCTACTGAAGATGGAAGATATGCAAGCAGTATTATTTTACAGGAGGTACTAGTTTAAAAAATTATGCAATCAGAACACACTCCGTCTCTCGTAGGCTTCTTAGGTCTAATAGGGACGTTAACCCTATCGGATGTAAACTCAATACTAGGTATAGTAGTGGGTCTTACTACATTTATTTATTTAGTAATTAAAATCCTTAAAGAACTGAATGACCCAAATAAATGATAACACAGCCATAACCATTCCTATCCGTAATCTTATAGCACTTATAGCCTTAACAGGTATTGCTGTTACAGGTTATTTCCACATTGTAGAACGTTTGACAATGTTAGAACACAACCAAGAGATGGTTACTAGAGATGTAGATGGAAATTCTAAATGGATTGTAGATTGGGAAAAAGAAGGCTTACTGCCCGCAGACATAATACAAAATAACAAACTTGAGTTTTTAGAAAGTCGAGTGCTTAAAATGGAGAATATTTTAGAAAATGGAAAACCCAACTAAAACAGATAAATTACACAACATGCAAAGCTTACTAATTGATGAGTTTACTCGTCGAATAGAAAGCGGAGAAGCCACACCTAGTGACTTAAATGCTGCTCGTCAGTTACTCAAAGATAACGGCGTACATGCTCAACTCAAAAACGATAATCCTTTATTGAAAATTGTAGAGAACCTACCTTTCGATGATGTAACCGACCGCGCAATCAATGGCTAAGAAACGTAACTATAAGAAAGAGTATAAAACATACCATTCTCGTCCTTCTCAAATAAAACGACGTGCAGGTCGAAATAAAGCCCGCAAAATAGCTACCAAAAAGTACGGTAAGGCAGCTGTAAGTGGAAAAGACATTGACCACAAGGATAGAAACCCTTTGAATAACTCTAGGTCAAACCTAAGAATACAATCGAAGAAGAAGAATCGTGGACGTAATAAATAGTGGAAATACCCGACAAATTAAAGGACTTTCGCAATTTCCTATATATAGTATGGAATGAACTAAATCTTCCTGAACCAACCCCTATACAATATGAAATCGCTGAATACATGCAAAGAGGAGATAAACGAGCTATTATTGAGGGCTTTAGAGGAGTCGGTAAAAGTTGGATTTGCTCTGCGTTCGTTGTCCACCAATTGCTCCTCGACCCTAGAAAAAACATACTTGTCGTCTCTGCTTCAAAAACAAGAGCAGATGATTTCAGCACTTTTACTCTTAGACTCATCCATGAACTCCCTGTTCTCGCGCATCTCAAGCCTACAGATAAACAAAGATTCTCCAAAATCTCATTCGACGTCGGACTTGCCCCCGCATCCCATGCGCCGTCCGTTAAGTCGTTGGGAATCACATCACAACTAACAGGTTCTCGTGCTGATATTATTGTTGCTGATGACGTAGAAGTCCCCAACAATTCACAGACACAAGCAATGCGTGACAAGCTCTCAGAGCAAGTCAAAGAGTTCGACTCTATTTTAAAACCTGAGGACTCCTCAAGAGTTCTATTCTTAGGGACACCACAATGTGAAGACACCATCTACGGTAAGCTTGCTGAGAGAGGCTACAAGACGCGTATATGGACTTGTAAGTACATAGACCAAAAGGTCAACGAAAAGACCTACGATGGCAATATAAGCCCATTCTGTGTATCTGAAGAAAAGAAGGGTTCCTCTACGGAGCCTACAAGGTTCTCCGATATAGATTTAGCTGAACGTGAAGTGTCTTACGGACGCTCAGGGTTCGCTATGCAATTCATGTTAGATGTTCGTTTATCTGATATGGATAGATTTCCTCTCAAGACGTCTGATTTAGTCGTTATGGACATAGACCCTACGGTCGCTCCTGAAAAGCTCGTGTGGGCGCAGTCACCTACCTTAGAGTGGGACTCCTCGATACCTAATGTAGCGATGACAGGCGACAGGTTCTACAGACCGATGCAAATCATAGGCGATATGATACCGTACACAGGCGCTGTGATGTCCATCGACCCCTCAGGACGCGGTAAGGATGAAACAGGATATGCTATCGTAAAGATGCTCAATGGTAATCTATTCGTTCCCGATGCGGGCGGTATCCAAGGTGGGTACTCCGATGAAACACTTAAAGCCCTCTGCTACAAAGCTAAAGAAAACAATGTGAATACTATTGTTGTCGAGTCTAACTTCGGTGACGGTATGTTTGTAGAGTTGTTAAAACCTATACTCTTTAAGATACACCCCTGTACCATCGAAGAAGTACGCCATAGTACACAGAAGGAAAAACGTATTATTGATACCTTAGAACCTATAATGAACCAACACAGGCTCGTTATCAGTCCTAAAGTTATCCGTAATGACTACGATAGCGCTCAAAGCTACCCCTTAGAGTCGCAACTCAAGTATCAATTAATTTATCAGTTATCTCGATTAACTAAAAACAGAGGTGCCTTAACTCACGACGATAGACTAGACGCTCTCAGTATCGCTGTGAACTATTGGGTAGAACAAATGGCTCAGGATGCTAACCGTAATATCCAAGATAGAAAACAAGAGCTTATTAAAGAAGAACTGAATAAGTTTATGGACGCCTATTATAAAACAAATAAAGGTAATAGTGGCTCATTGTCGATGTTATAGCGTCTCAAAGAAGACAGGATTATATGGTAGGGGCGAAAGACTACTAGGAATAACTATAAGCGCGCTCAGGTAACTGAGATTAACTAAGGTTGATGATTATTATTAATAAATAAAAACAAAACCAAAGCTATATTAGTGCGCTCCTAATAGGAAATATTTTAATAACCCCTAAAATACCTTGTCAACTATGTTTCTACAACTACTTAAACTTTTAAATGCACTTAACACCCTTGGAACATGCTTCAGCCATCTTAGGCGAGCATATGGAAAACTACGTAATAATCGCTGTCTCTCAAGATTCACCGCGCACGGCGCTAATCTGCTACGATTCAAAGTTTGCTGCGGACGGATTACTAAAACATGCAACAAATGTAGTAAATCAGGAGATTGAAGTTGACAGCGAGGTTGAGTTTGTATGGGATGAAGAAGAAGACGAAGAAGACTCCTCCTAAAAGAATTTACTATATGTCGGCTATCGGCTGATATTGGTGTAATAATAATATGTGTTGTTCCCATCCTTTGTGTAAAATCTTAGGGTGGGACTTTTCCCCTTGATAAAATGTTAGCTGAAGATGCAAATAAACTAGATGGTTTAAACACCTGTATTATCGGAACAACCTCCGATGGTTATCTTGTTTATTGCTACGAGAAGCTAGTACAATTTCACATAGATGAACACCATATGTCTTCTGAAGAAGCCGTCGAGTGGGTTGATTATAACATACTAGGACTAGGCGGTGAGGGCGTAAATTGGACTATTGCGATGCCTCAGTATTACGAGGAAATCGATGGGTTGACTGATTGCGGGTAGTTTTGGTGAAAAAATCTGAAAGGGTAATGTAAAGCATACCGCGCGCACGACCCCCCGCATACCCGCCCGTTGCAAAATTACAGCATCGCCCAAAAAATCCGACTATCATTTGACGGTAGACGCTGTTTTGCCTGCAGAAATAAAGGCATTGCATCACCCTGCAAAGGTTAAGAGCCGACAAAGGCACCGCCTTGCGCGCTCAACTCTTACCGCACCGCGCTGAGTGTTCGGGCGTGTGGCATTG